ATAATAAAGTTACAAAAAAGTTAGCTAAATTATTAAAAGATGAATTAGGTCTTAAAGATGTCTCAGAGGATTTTGTTACTAAAGTTAAAGATTCTTCAGGTAGGTTGACAGGAGAAGAAAAATTAAAACCTATTAAATATGATGATGACTTAGGAAGTAGTCATTTGTCTTATTACGAAAATGGACAACGTGTAGTTTTAGGTGATGCAAATGGAAATGTTATTCCTAAAGAAATATGGCAATCTATTAATGGCAGAAATGGACTTGCATTAAAAGGTGAAAATGAAATTAACTCTATACTAGCTATGTCTAATGGTTGGTTTAGGTCTATGTTTACAACATATAACCCATTGTTTTGGATTCGCAATATGTTAATAGATGCTACAACTGCTGGTATTAAAGGTGGATTATTACCAACAGATGTAGGTAGAGCTTTAATGAGAGACTTTGTATCAATAGCAAAAAATAAAGAAGATAAATTAATTGCTTTAATGAGAGATTCTGGTGGTTGGGCTGGAGATGGATATATTGGATTAGATAAAATTCAAACTCGTATTAGGCGAGAGTTAGCTAGAGTTGACCAAACAAAAGGTGCAAAAATAGTTACTAATCAAAAACAATTAGATAAAGAGTTAAGGCAAAATTCTTTTGATACGTTAAAAAATACTTTTAGACGTGTTGGTGGAGCAATCGAATCTGCACCAAGACAAGCAGTATTTAAACGTTCTTTAGAAAAACAATTAGGAAAAGATGAAGTAAAAAGAATTTTGAATTTATCTGATGAACAATTTCAAATAGAGATGTTTACTAATTATAGAAATACAGGAACAGGATTTGTAAATAGTCCACAAGCTCAAAAGGCAGCAGCTAACAGTTTAGAAGCTACATTAGATTTTAGTCGTGGTGGACAGGGAATTAAATATTTAAATAACTACATTTTATTTTTAAATGCAGCTATGGAAGGATTTAAAGTACCAGGTAGGGCACTAGGAATTGATTTAAGTCCTGTAATTAGACCTGTTAAAAATCCTACAGCAAATGGAAACACATTTGAATTTGGAAGTTTATCTGAACAATTAAAAAAATATATGACACTTGGTATTAATAATAGAGGTATAACAGGAAAAACTTTTGATGTAGTAGGTGGCGGCCCTTTAGCTACAGCATTAAGAATGGGTGGATTAATAGGTTCATATTTCGTTATCCAAGAAACATGGAATAAATCTTTTAAATTTGAAGGAACTCCTTTATATTACGATATTCCTGAATACATTAGATACAACAGTATGATATTTATGTTGCCACCAGAAAAAGATGAAAATGGTGATTTAATTCTTGACCCAGTAACAGGAAGACCTAAACCTAATTATTTAGTTATTCCTCATAGATTACGAGAATGGAATTTACCTTTTCAAGCTGCAACATTAACATCAGAATCAATGGATGAAGTAGAATCAGCTCCTGATATGTCTAAATGGTGGGCACAAATTGGTCAGTCTACTTTACCTGTATCTGAAGTACCTATGCCAGAAGTATTTACTGTAGGTACAGAATTAGTTAGTGGATATGATACTTGGAGAAAAAGTCCTATTGTGCCTGAGGATGAACAAGAAGGCTTAATACAAGACCAGTATGACCAACAAACATCTAAATCTATTCGTGAAGCAGCAGGTATATTAGATGACGTTCCTGCTCCTGAACCTATTGCAGATGTTATTGGTAGCCCTAGAAGGTTAGAACATTTATATGAAAGTGTGTTTGGTGGTGTTGGTACAACAATTACAGATGTAAGTGATTATGTAATAAATGTGTTTAATGATTTACGTAATGCTGAACCTAGACCTATGGAAGAACAAGTTGCTAAGTTTAGAGATGAAATGAATCAAACAGAACGTACTGAATTTATTACTAGTTTAACTGACAAAGAATATAAAGACTTTCAAAAAGAATTAAAAGAACCTAAAAAAGGTGTTCCATTTATTACTGCTTTAGGTCAGTCATTTAACCCTCAAAGAGGTGGAGCTATCTTTAGAGGAAGACAAGAAAGACTACAAGATGAATTTGGTTTTTCAGCTAAAGAAACAGGTAAAGCTATAGAAATAGCTAGAGAAGTTAATTTTGAATTAAAATTAGAACAAGATGAAAACGATAAAAAATTAAGTGCTTGGAGACAAGGGGGAAGAGGAGAAAGTGTATTATCTCCTTCTGAATGGCGTGAGGCTCGTTCTGCTAAATACGATAAGTATGAAGGTGCAATGATAGGTATACAAAAAATGTTTAAAAATTCTGTTCAAGCAGGTACGCCAGAAGAAAGGGAAGAATATTATGACCGATTATATAACGCATCAGTTGCTGGTAAAAATGGTATTAATTTATTAGTTGCAGAATTTAAATCTATTAAATTAGAGGAAACTCCTGACGCATCAGATTGGGATAAATACAATGCAACTAGAAATGATTTTAAAGAAAACATTAGATTAAGGTCACAAACTGAAGGTGATAATACTTATAATGAATTTATAAGAAGACTTGAAGCAGACGATACAGAAACAGAAAAAATATATCAAAAAGCAAGTGAACTTTTATCTGAGTACTGGAGTATAGGAAACAGTCTTGATGATTTGTATTCTGGTTATAGTGCTAGGTATCCTCAAATAGCTCAACAATGGAATGACTATTTAAATGCTGACACAGGAACAAAAGCTCAGTTAAGACGTAGTAACCCACAAATGAATTCATTAGTTAAAAGACGTAGTGATTTAAGAAAACTATATGTTCAAAGAAGTTCTCCTGTAGTAGATGAAACTTTAGCTTTTTGGTACGGAGATTTTTATAGCCCTGTAACCCCAGGTGGCAGAGAAGTAATAAATAGAATTTATGGTAGAGCTCCATCAACAACAGCAATTTCAAACGTAGGTTTTATTCCACGTTGACAATAAATGTATAATATAATTATTTTAATATGAGGTATTAATAATGGTTAATCAGGCAGAACAAGATAATACAAGTAGTGCTGAGCCTACTCAGGACAATAATAATGGAGACACATTAGTTGATGTAACTTCAGAGTTTGAAGGAGCTAACACGTTTGAAGACACTCCTACTCCTACAGAAGAAACAACTGATACTCCACCCCCACCTGAAAATGTAGAAACTCCAACAGAGACAACAGAAAAACCTGCTGAAGCTCAACAAGCAAACACTACTACTGAAACTCCTGAAGTTCCTACTATGCCTCAAGATGATGGTAAAACTACAGAAGACAGGTTGCGAGAACTAGAAACTAAAAATGCTGAATACGAACAGCAACAACAGCAATCTCAACTTCAAGCACAAGCATCACAGTATGCTCAACAATTAGAAAGACAAGGTTATTTGCCAGACCAAGCAAATCAAATTGCTACTAATTGGATGGCACAACAAAGTCGTGAAACACAGTTAGCACAACAACAGCAAGACCAAATTAGATATATACAAGGGCAAGCTGCAGCAGCAGAACACTTTGCTACTAAGTATGATTTAAAGTTAAGCGACCTTGCAGAATTAAAGAAATATGACTCTCCTCAATCTATGGAAGAAGCTGCAAAACGCATCAAAGACATTAGAACTAAAGATGCAAGAATAGCAGAATTAGAATCAAAGCTAGTACCACCACAGGAATTTGACAGTAGTCAAAGTACACCAGGTGCTTCTAATAGTGAGGACAGTTGGTTAGACAAATACAATTCAGGTGACAGGTCACCTAACGCACTTGCCGCAGCACGAAGGGCTGCAGGTTTATAAAGTAGTAGTTGTTTAACAAAAACAGTGGCACGAAGGGTTACTGATTGAAATAAAACTTAATATTTAATCAGGAGGGCTATCATGGCTCAAACATCAACAACTGGGAATTTAGAAAATGCCCAAAGAATAATACTTAGTGCAGCTCGATATACAGAAGAGCACAATGCACCTGCATTAGCACTTATAGAACAATTTACTTTACCAGCAGGTGCTAAGACAGTTACTGTTCCTAAAGTCGGACAAATGTCAATGAGTGACCTACAAGACGGAATAGACATTGTTGACGAAGAAGATATTGGAATGACAACCATTGACCTTACTGCTAGTGAGGTTGGTGCTAAAGTTATTCTTACAGATAAACTTGTAAGACAAGCAGCCGACAATGTTTTTTCAATTATTGGAAGACAGCTTGGTGATGGTATGGCTAGAAAGAAAGATACAGATGTTATCGCTCTTTACACAGGTTTAAATGGTGGTACTGCACTTGGAGCAGACGGAAGAAACTTTAATGCTGCTAACGTACACGCAATAATTTCTAACGCTAAAGCAAATAAGTTTGGTTCTCAGTTATACATAGTTCACCACCCAAATGCTGTTGCAACTCTATCTAAAGAAGCAGCAACAACTGCAGGTAACAATGCTGAGATTACAGCAGGTTGGTCAGCAGATTTGTTGTCTAACTTCTATAGTGGGTTACGACCAATTAATGGTGTACCAATATTTGAAGATGGAAACATTGAAATTGATACATCTGCTGGTGATGCTTCAGGGTATGGTGTTATTGCTGATAAAACTGCATTAGCAGCTCTTACTAGCGTAGAGACTAGAACTGAAAGACAGAGAGATGCTTCTCTTAGAGCTACAGAAGTTGTAATGACTTCAGACTATGGTGTCTTTGAATTAGATGACACTAAAGGTGCTCCAATATTATTTGAAATGGGTGACCTTGCAACTTCTTAAGGAGTAATAAATGGTAGGAATAACTGAACGTAATAAACAAAGGTTAGAATTAGCTAACGCTGGTTTTTCTATGGGATACATAGATGACTGGCAATCTAAAACTACGTTGTATAGACATAAACCTAGTTATAACAACGAAGGTAAAATTATAGGAGCTGTTGGTACTGCTATAACTGGAGTACCTGGCAACCCTGATTATGTATTACGTAAAGCTAAAATCGGTTTATTCCCTTGGAAACCTGGTCCAGAGTGTGACTGCAAATGGTGCAGAGAAACTGATTGGAAAGCTCTAGAACCACAGACTGTTATAGGCTTTTGTGACATTTGTGGTTTTAAAGCAGAAGCTAAAAATAGTTCTGGTTTAGGAGCTAAATTAGCGTTCCATAAGAAACAATGCAAAGAATTAGCAAAGTCTGATGTATAATAGAATCCTGAAAGTTGTAAAGATTGACCGAGGCTTTCAGGGTTCTTAAAATAAAAATCGGTTGGTCGCAGGGGTAAACCCTGTAAATTAATAAACCTTTAGGAGGTTTGATATGTCTTTTAATCCAGTTCAAGGTGGTCGATATGGTTTTGAAAAAATAACTACGTCTGACCAACGACAAATTCTTGGTGCAGAAATGGCGTTCCCTGATGGCAGAAAGTTTCGTTATGTAAATAATGGGGGAACTGCAATTGGAGAAGGTAAAGTTGTAGCTTCTGAAGCTCCAGCAGGTAATCATGATGAAGACTTGGTGATTACAACTAGTCCTTCAGTAGGCGATACTACTATTGGCATTACATTAGGAAACACAGTAGCAGCTAAAGATTTGTATGCTCT